GGCGCTCTGGAGGTTTTCGGTCACAACGACTTTACCGATCTCAAAGCGTGCCCGTCTTTCAAGGTCGGAGAGAAGTTCGCAGATATGAAGCTCAATCCTAACACCCCTATATGAAGCAGCTCTACCCCACCGTCTACATGATAGAACCGAGCCTGCTTCCGGGAGAGGTAGGCCGGTTTCTTTTGATTTCGGATGTTCATTTCGACTCGACCCATTGCGACCGGGACCTACTTACAAAACACCTCGACACAGCGCTCGCCACAAATGCGAGCGTTCTTGTTTTTGGCGACTGGTTCGACCTCATGCAGGGGATGTACGACCCTCGCAGAAGCTACTCCGGGCTGCGTCCAGAGTACAAAAGCATTACGTACCTCGACGACGTGATAGAGGATTCTGCCGAGTACCTGAAGAAGTACAAGAATCAGATGAAGTTCTTCGGCCGCGGGAACCACGAGACGAATATCGAAAAGAGGTTGAGCACCTCGCCTCTGGACCGTCTCTCGGCTCTGCTAGGAGCGGGCCACGTAGGAAGCTACGCCGGGTGGGTCTTCTTCCGATTTACGGAAACTACCGGAAGGAAGCGCGGAGCGGACTACACCTACAAGCTGCACTTCCACCACGGCTACGGAGGGAACGCGCCTAGGTCGAAGGGAGTGCTTGCGGTAGATATTGACCAGAAGGAATGGCCCGACGCAGATATGATAGTCAGCGGGCACACCCACCAAAAGTGGCACGTCCCGATTACAGTGGAAAGGATTAACAAGTACGGCCGCATCCGGGACGGGGTCGTGCACCACATAAAGCTCGGGAGCTACAAGCAGCTGGACCGGTTCGCGGGATGGGAAGTGGAGAAGGGATTCCAGAAGCCGCGGCTCGGGGGCTGGTGGGTCGATATGAAGCCGACGCGAAGAATGGACGACGACGGCTACAATAGGAAGATAGAGGTCGTTATTAGAGAGGCTACTTAATCACTAAACACGCAAAAATGTGGGATTTCTTCGCAGAAAACTGGGCCGAGCTGCTGCTGGCTCTGATAGGCTTTTTGGGAACGTTTACGGCGCTCACGGAGACCAAGAAGGACGACGCGATTCTGGATATCGCGAAGCGGATCCTGAACGCGGTATTCTTGGGTCGGAACAAGTGAACCCGATATTATCGATTTTAAGGGGCCTAGATTTAACCGAAATCTTCAAGACCAAGGGAGACCTTCGGCGATGGTCCGCGAAGCGAACGGTGGGCGGTCTAATTGCGTCTACAGCCTGCTATGAGATTATTGAGTCGGGGGCTACGTGGCCGCTGGTAGCTTTGTGTGCTATTTCTGTGCTGCCTTTGTCGCTATCCTTCTTTGGGGAGTAGATTCGCGCCGAACTATTCCGGTTCATCATTGTTGTTTGATGGGGGCTGCTCCAAACGTGGGGCGGCCCTCTTTTTTTGCCCTATGCAGAAAAATAATTCCGGATTAATTTGGAGGAAAGGAAAAAGATTGTTTATCTTTGAGCCATCAAACAACCGGAAAATGAACAACTTCGATTTCACCCAGTACAGCGAGCAGCTCACGGACCTAATGGGATTCATTCAAGCTCGCGGCTTGACCTTTTCTAGCCCTGAGGAGCTTCAACAAATCATGATTGACTGGCTGAACCACGGAACCCGCTTTATCGCGCAAATGCAGCAGCCCGCAGTTATGGATGCCATGTACCGCAACTTCAACGCATAACCGGGCTTCGGCCCCTCTATTTGTCTCAGCAATGCAACGACCAGAATTTAAGCAGGACGTGAACGAGCTGTACTCGTTCTTCCTTAAGCTCCTTGCAGAAGGGGAGCCCTACGGTATCGAATGGCACATCCACAACGTGGACGTAGCTATCGACCACCTAAACAAGTTCATCGAAACACACCCTAAAACCCTACAGCAATGAAGATTGCAGAGATTCAGCAGAGCGGAACGTGGGAGTCACAGTACGGACTCATGTACCGCATGGAAGTAACCCTCGAGGACAACCGCGCCGGAGAGGTAAACGCAAAGAAGCCCGACGCGTGGAAGGTCGGGGACGAGGTAGAAATCGTGGACGCGAAACCGAACCCGCGCGGCCTCACGAAATGGAAGCTCCAGCGACCGGAGCAAAAGAGCTTCGGGGCTTCTCCGGACACACAGCGCCGCATCGACGCAAGCTGGTCGGTAGGTCAAGCCATCGCTCTTGGATCGAGAACACCGGAGGATATCGAAAGCACAGCTATCGGGCTTCTCGAGCTTCGCGACAAAATCGCAAGCCGTTAATGGCCCGACCCCTTGCAAAGGACAAAACAACTCAGACGGATTTGCGGGTGTACTGGAGGACCAGCCCGTTCGCAAACCTGTCTGGGTTGATGCGTCTCGGAAACCTAACCCGCGAAGAAGCGGAACAATTCATCCAACAATGCGAAAGCCTACCGAACTCCAAACCGTTCTGAGATTTCATTTCGGGACCTTGACCAGAGCCGCGGCCTACTTCGGAGTCACAGAAGCGTGTATCCACAACTGGGGCCGCAAGAACCCGGCTCCGTTCCTGAAGCACATTCGGGAATTTCATCGATATTCGGGACTCTCTTACGGCGAGATTGCAGAACTCGTAACCCGTACCGAGCAACAAATCGAATGAACCACGGTCTCTGGATCCCGGAACGCATCTGGGCGCTCCCTCTCTCCCTCCACGAACGCATCTTCCTCGCGGTTATTCAATCCTACGCCGATACAGGCAAGGATTGTTTCGCTTCGAATGAATTCCTCGCCCAACGGTGCGACACGTCGGAGGTGCAAATCCGAAAGACAATCAAGAAGCTTCTGGACCTCGGATACCTCTCTCGGGACGGTTACGCATCCAGCCGGAAGTTGTTCATTTCTGAACTTGTTCAAATCGGAACTTGTTCAATTCTGAACTCCAGAAGTTCAAATCTGAACTCTGAGAAGTTCAAATCTGAACCTGAAGAAGTTCAAATCCGAACACATACTATAAAGACTACTAAAAAGAGTAGTTTAAAGGATACTAGAAAGAACACGCGTGCGCGTGGTGTGGTGGAGGAAAAAAAGGAGGAGGTTGTTCTTCCATTCGATTCTTCCGAATTTTCGAACGCGTGGGAGAACTGGAAAGAGTACCGGGCGAAAGAGTTCGGGTTCAAGTACAAGTCCCACGTCTCACAACAGACGGCGTTACATTCACTTCAGAAACTCTCAAACAACAATGAGCGAACGGCAATCGGAATTATCGGCCAGAGCATCGCAGCCGGGTGGCGCGGTCTCTTTCCCCTCAAAGGCAACGGAGGCGTTAACCTTACGCGAGAGGGATTCACACGGCATTTTGAAAGTAGGGGAGCCGGAGGTAATCCACCGGCATGGACTGAGCGTTTCACGGGCGAAATCTGAGGACCTCACCTACCTCCGGGCACTACTCGGGCGCGAGCTCGTCCAGCTCATGCGGGCGGTGAAGGTCAATAACACGTTCTCGAACGAGGAGGATATCTACACGGCAGTCGATGATATCATCGAAGAGTTCAAGACGCTCAAGGTCGAGGAGGTGGTTCACGTCTTCGCGCAGATCCGCCGCGGGAAAATCGAAATCTACGGGCGGCTGGATACCCCGACTATCTGCAAAGCGCTCCGAGACTACGACGTAAACGTGGCGTGCGAGTTCAGGGAGAAGCACTACAAGGAAGCCATCCAAGAGGAGGCGCTCGCGTCACGGTCTTTTCAGGAGATTATAGACTCCCTCCCGGAGGTTCGGCCTACATTCGCCGAAATCCTCTCACGCCGGCCGAAGTTGGGTCCGCAGGAGCGCGAAGAAATCAAAGCCAGAGACCGAGAAAGATGGCAACAAAGCGGGCAGCCCTAATCGCGAAGCTGGACAAGGTCTTCTCGCAGTACGTCCGTCTACGGGTGTGCGACGAGTACGGATTCTCCGACTGTTTCACTTGCGGAACCCGGAGGCACTGGAAGGAAGTCGACGCGGGCCACTTCATCACGCGAGCCAAGTTCGCGACGCGGTGGGATCCGGTGAACGTTCAATTTCAGTGCAAGCGCTGCAACATGAACGGAGGGCAGCAGTACGCGTTCTCGCGCAAGCTGGATAGCACCTACGGAGAAGGAACGGCCGAAGAACTGTACATCAAGTCTCAGGCTCGAGCGGGTTATAGCAATGAAGATTTACAGGGAATGATAGCCCTGTTTTCGAAAGAACTCCGTGAACTCGAAGGCTTCGTGGGATGACTTTGTCACCAAAGAATATCGGTATCTGCTGAAAATCGCGGGAAGGTTCACGGCGGACAAGCACGACCTTGTGAACCACGTCTACCTCCGTGTGATAGACAAGACCTTCCCCGAGAAGCCGATGGGGTACTTTTGTACCGCGATGTACATGGAGGCCACCAGAGGGAAGTTCAAGAGCCTCTACAACATCCAAGAAACCCCCGAAGGGAAGGAGCCGGTGTACGAGCCCGGGATGGAAAGGTCGCTGAAGCTGGAGCAAATCGAGCTCTTCATCGACCGTCTGCCGTGGTTCGACAAGATGGTAATCCGGCTCTACCTCGACGGCCACAAGCTCTCGGAGGTAGCGCGGGAGGCAGATATCCACCCGGCTACCCTGTATCAGTCCCTTCACAGAACGAAAAAAATCCTAGCAAATGCTGTTAGCATCGCAAAACACAAGGGCCGCGCGTCTGGAGATATGCAAGGGCTGTGAGCACTTTAACCCCTCCACCAGATCGTGCGGAACGCTCCTCAAGCGGAAGAAGGTCAAAGGAGGAACGCTGTGTGGGTGCTTCATGCCCGCCAAGGCTTCGCTGAAATCAGAGGCGTGTCCTATCGGGAAGTGGGGGCCGACCGTACGGCCGGAGGACCTTGCAGAAATTCGGGAGTTCGTCAACTCGCTGGAGAACTATATCTCCAGAGAGCAAAACGCGACGCTGGTGGAGATGTACAATCGCACCTACGGCACGAACGAGGTGCCGAGTAATTGCTCATTTTGCGTTCGGGGAATGATAGAGAACCTAAAAAAGACCGTCAATGCCGATACCGAGACCTACATCCAGCGAGAAACAGAGCGATTTTATCAGTCGCTGCATGGGGGACCCGACAATGGTTCGGGAGTTTCCGGATGAGAAACAGAGAGCGGTAGTTTGCTACGTCTCATCGGAGAAGTAGGAGGAAGGGTAAAAATTTTTCCGAAATATTTGGAGGAAAAGAAAACTTTTCTCTATCTTTGGAAGGTCAAACAACAAGACAATGGAACAGAAACTTTCCCCCGAGCAACGCGAGCAACTTCGCGAGATGTTCACCGAGGCCCTCAACCTCCACACGGAGTCTTACCACCACTTGATGGAGCACAACCTCACAGGCTACGACGCGGCCCGCGACGAGCTCTATGTGGTTCGCATGAAGTTTGACCGTCTGGTAAGCTCACTGTGATGCAAATCGATAGCAAAACCCTGAGAATCCTCGAAGAAACGTTCGGGGATTTTCAAGTCCGCATCACGAAGTGGGATGAGAACCAGCTCACCTTCCGCTTCGGCTACTGGAGGGAGTGCGATGTGGAGCTCATGCGAAACATCCTGAAGGAAAACCACGTACTCGGCTACATGACTGAGAACTGGATTGAGGATGACGACTGCGGATATCAGTACTACTACGTTCTGAAAAACTTCCAACCCTGAACCGATGCCGAACATTCAAAGCACCTCCTACCCGGAGCGCGCGCCGCGCGATTTCAACGAATGGCAGGACGACCTGCAATGGGAGCGGGATTTAGATCGGCTCCTCGAAGACTTCAAGCGCTCCATCGGTCAAAGGATTCGGACGGCTTACTACGCTTCGAAAGATGAAAGCCACACTGGAGTTTAACCTTCCCGAAGAGTGGGAGGAGTACAACCACGCTACGGATGGTCACAACGTGGTTATCGCGGTACGGAGGCATCTCTACAACCTACGGATGAAGCTCAAGCACGAAATCCAGAACGACGAAGAAGCCCGAATCGTGGAACGGTGCCGTGCGGAACTTTACGAATGCCTCGACGCTCAAGGAGTCACACACCTCATCAACTGATGGAGCTCTCAGAGTGGGATATGCGGGTTGAGCTCTTGAGGCTTCAAGAAGGTTCGGTACTGTGGGACGACGCACCCACAGAGGATGCGATTCTCCACTCGGAGATGACGGAGGACCTTTACGAACGTCTCAAGGCTCGACTCCTCACCCACCGGGCCCGTCCAGATATGAGGGGAGTTTACAGCCAGACCGATATGGCACGATTTCTATCTTACGTCCTATAACATCAAGCAATGACACACGAAGGAATGCTCGCCTCAATTACGCGAGAGCTGGTTCGAACCGAGATTCAAATCCACGCACAGAACCCGGAGATGGCTCTGGGGATGGCCATGGCCCGAAGGATTATGGAGAGGCAGTACGCGGAGAAACTCGCACAAGGAACCGCTAAGGAATCCTTAGGAGTTCAACCCTGAACGGTTGTAAAAACACAGTAGGATTTACAACGAGATGAACCACGGATCACTATTCAGCGGAATCGGCGGCTTTGACTTGGCCGCCCGATGGATGGGATGGGACAACGTCTTCCACGTCGAGTGGAACCCGTGGTGCCAGAAGGTCTTGGAGCATCATTTCCCTAACTCAGAATCATTCACCGATGTACGACAATTCGACGGATCCGCATGGCGCGGACGCGTGGACGTTATCAGCGGAGGGTTCCCCTGCCAGCCCTACAGCTCCGCAGGGAAGCGACTGGGGAAGGACGACGAACGCCACCTCTGGCCCGAAATGCTGCGCATCATACGCGAAGCTGCCCCGCGTTTCGTTGTGGGCGAAAACGTTCGCGGCCTCACTAATTGGAATGGAGGTGTGGTCTTCGAGGAGGTGTGCGCTGACTTGGAAGCTGAAGGGTACGACGTATGGACGGGCATACTTCCTGCTGCAGGTGTCGGCGCACCCCACCGACGGGACCGGGTTTGGTTTGTTGCTCACGCCCACGGCGGTGCAGACGTGCGAACACCCGGACGAGATGCAGGCACGAGCACAGGCGAAGGGATACCGGAACGGCACGAAGTACGGATCCCTGACCAGTCAGGTGACGTATGGGATGCTGCCAACACCGACCACAAGAGACCACAAAGGATCGAGAAAAACGGAAACCCTTTATGCGGCGAAGCGGAACGAGACCAATTCCCTACCCGATGCATTTTCCCAACTTGGGAAAACTTCTCAACTCAGTCCCCGCTTTGTGGCGGAAATGATGGGCTTCCCCGTGAACTGGACGGAATTACCTTTTCAAAGTGGCGCAACGAATCAATCAAAGCCTACGGAAACGCTATAGTGCCTCAGGTTGCCTATCAAATCTTTCAAGCGATACAAAACGCGAATGAACAGCACTGAACTCATCGGACGAGCGCGGGACCGCTGGAACGAGATAGACCACGAGGGCCTCGACTGGTTTTCGTTCTTTAACGGCTGGCTGGAAGGCAGGGCAGATATTGTCTACCGAAAGACACAAGAAGATGAAGATAAGGCTTGAGCATGACCACCACAGGTGCGCGGACGGATGCTGCGACACCTACGGCTACTGGGTTCTAGTAAACGGCGTAAAGATTGGTCACATCGAAAACGACGATCCGCACCAGTTGGCTCAAATACTATCACATCATCTGACATTAATGGAGGCTGGTGAACATCCAACTCTGTCCGCGACTATGGCTGAACTCTAGCTGGTGTGTATTTGACTCTAGCTGGTGACTATTGCAAACAAGCTGGTGACTATTCACCTTTTTGGTGACGCCAACAAAATGGACAGAGGGAAATGAGTTTCCTTCTGTGACCCTAAACAACACCCAAACAGCGAACAACAAACCTTAAACATGAAATCCCAACACACACCCGGCCCGTGGACTGTTGCCCCTTTGGGAACTATAGAATTCAAAGGTGGGTTCATCGGCGAGGCCTATGATATGAACCCGGGTTATTACGGCGAAAAATCAGAAGACCTTCCGGTGATGGCGAACGCCCGGCTTATGGCGGCGGCCCCGGATATGCTTGAACTGTTACAGGCATTGACCGGATTCGACAGCATCCGTAAAGCCCACGCAATGAGAGCAACTTTGAAACTGTTAAAAGAATTGCAATGAGCTACCTCGGCTACCTCGATACGTGGAGCGTCTTCGACTTCACCGGCTGGTACCTCTTTGTTTCACTCTTTTTCTTTGTCCTACGAGATGAGCTATACAAAAGCAGAGCGCGCAGAAATCGCGAAGAACATTCGTGAGTACGCCAAAGAGCGACGCATCGAATACTGGAAGAACTACAACCTCAAAGACGACGAGGACACACGGTGCTTCACCAGATACGCCACGAACTACGATTACCTTTGGCTCCAAGCCGTAGCAGACGACGTACTCGGAAAAATCAAGCACGATGAATTCCACTGGATTGACAAGGGTTAAGCTCTCCCAACTGAAGAGCAACCCGAACAACCCGCGAATAATCAAGGACGACAAGTTCCGGAAGCTGGTTAGGTCAATCACAGAGTTCCCCGAGATGCTAGAAGCCCGGCCTATCGTGTGCGACCCCGACGGAGTAGTTCTGGGAGGGAACATGAGGCTCAAAGCGTGCCGGGAGGCAGGGCTCAAGGAAGTACCCGCCTACGTCGTTACATGGGAGGAATCGAAGCAGAGAGAGTTTATCATAAAGGACAACGTAGGATTCGGAGAATGGGACTGGGACGAGCTCGCAAATACGTGGGACCCTATCCAGCTCGAAGAATGGGGGCTTGATGTGTGGCAGGAAGAGGAGGAAAAAGAAGAAAAGCCCGTTAAAGAGAAGTGCGAAACCTGCGGCAAATGAGCTCCACAAATTCTACACGTAAAAAGGACCTCTTAGACGCTCTGGAGCGTTCACTCGGCATCGTGTCCACAGCTTGCGAGAAGGTCGGTGTAGACCGCAAGACTCATTACAACTGGCTGAAGGACGATCCCGAATACAAGGAGGCGGTTCGAGCTATCGAAGAGCGGACTATCGACTTCGCAGAATCGCACCTGCACGCGCTCATTAAGGACAAGAACCCCGCCGCGACTATCTTCTTCCTAAAGACCAAAGGCAAGAACCGCGGCTACGTAGAACGCCAAGAAATCGAGGTCAACGATCCTAGGCCGCTTACGTGGTTTAAGGAATGACCCTTGCACAGTCTTACTACGACTGCAAGAACTCGGCCTCACGCATCCAGATACATCAAGGAGGCACCCGGTCGGGGAAGACCTATTCTATCCTCCTCTGCTTAATCGAGTTCTGCTACAAGAACCCGAACGCGGGAGCCGTCGTTACCGTAGCTCGGAAGACCTTCCCGGCTCTGCGTGCTTCCGTCATGCGGGACTTCTTTTCTATCCTCGAACGGGAGGAGATATACAACCCCGAACTCCACAACAAGAGCGACGCTACCTACCTACTCTTTGGAAACCTCGTGGAGTTCATCTCAGTAGACCAGCCCCAAAAGGTGCGGGGCAGGAAGCGGGATATCCTTTTCATAAACGAAGCGAACGAGGTCTCTCTGGAGGACTGGAGGCAGCTCCTCCTCCGGACTACCCTCAAGGCAATAATCGACTACAACCCTTCGGACGAGTTTCACTGGATTTACGACGAAGTAATACCCCGAGACGATGCGCAATTCTTCAAGACGACCTACCGAGACAACCCCTTCCTACCGGCGGAACTCGTCGCCGAAATTGAACGGCTACAAGTGGCCGACGAGAACTTCTGGAGAGTCTACGGACTCGGAGAGCGAGGAGCATCCCGAAGCACCGTCTTCACCCACTACACCACAGTAGACCGAGTAGGCCCGGAATGGAAGCTCGTAGCCTACGGGCTAGACTTCGGGTATACGAACGATCCGACGGCGGTGGTAGGAGTCTACACCGATGGACACGGGTACCTTCTCGACGAGGTGCTCTACAGGACCGGACTCTCGAACCGGGAGATATCGAAGCTCCTCGAGGTAGGGAAGTCGCAAGTGATAGCCGACTCCGCGGAACCCAAATCTATCGACGAGCTCCACGGGTACGGGCTCAACGTCCACCACGCAAGGAAGGGCCCCGACTCCGTACGGGCAGGGATTCAGTTCCTACAGTCTCGGCCCCTTGCGGTGACCTCTGGGAGCGTGAACCTCATCAAAGAGCTCCGTAACTACAAGTGGAAGGAAGACAAGAACGGGAAGGTCCTAAACGAGCCTGTGGACGCGTTTAA